TCCAGTAAACGATTCTGGAATTCATAAACGTCTTCTGTGGCTGTTGTCTTGGGGAAAGTTGTGATTTTCATTGAGGATGGCACCACGGCAATATCAATCTTTTGATGATCCATGATAAGTAAGGAGCCGTCAAGTGCTCTTCGTGCCTGAAGCTCTACAGTTGCGTTCGGTCCGCCGATGTGGATTTTAATCATTTGCTGACAGCTCCTTGACCAGCTCTTGTGTCTTCAGTACCTTGTTGAGGTCGGTATCCGTGAACTCGCGCTTACGGAACTCTTCAAGATAGTTACTTATTCCTTCAAGCTTCTGTGAGATTAATGCTTCTTCGGCTGTCTGTGTGGCTTCTGCTACTAGCGCTTTGAGTCGTGACAGCTCTTCATTAAGATACACCCGGAGTTCGAAGCCTTCGTCGGCGAAGCTGGTGATGTATCGATTGAGCAAATCCTTTTGCTCCTGAAGGAGATCGGTGTACTTGCTGTTGAACTTCTTTATGAATGAGTGGTAGGTGATGTTATCAATTGTCTTCATTGCGTCAGGCGGCGCGGAGTCCTTGGGCGATGTCATCTTCTCGATGATCGTCTGTTCAAACAAGACCTTCTTCTTAATTGACATCTTCGTATTGAAAATGGCGCTGACGGAGGCCAGAGATTTAAAGTTTGGGACGAAGTTAGACCACGTTGCTTGTCCGAGGTTCTTGTTGATTGCCGCAATGATTCGTGATTGCGCGCTGAAGACTGCATTGTTGTCTATCTGAGCGTGTGCAAACTTTGTTTCCTGTAACAGTCTTTCTGCGATGTTCGGTTTGACATCTTCGGACTCAAGCAAAATCTTATAGAGGTTTAGCTCTTCGGTGAGGACCGAGGTCGCGCTGAAGTGTTCTTTCACCAATGAAACAACCATAGATTTTCTCTTGGCGTCTTTGTCAACGATAGCCTTTGTTAACTCTCGCGAGAGGGTTTCGTAAATAAAGGCAGTATTTCTTTTCTTATTATGTTTCATCTTTCTTATCCTCTTTGCGCTCCATCTCTTCAACTAGGCGTCGAACCTTTGAAGTGTTTCTGAATAAAACTGCTTCGTCGTTAGTATAAGTAGGTTGCTGTTGCTCCTCTAGACCGACAAGCGATTTAAAGTCTGGCATCCCAAGGGCACCAGGAAGTTTGGACCGAGTGGTTCGAGAGACCGGAGCCTCCGGGATTGCCGTGTTTCTCATTTCGCGGCGCATTGGACCGCCAGAATATCTGGCGGCGCTGCCGCGTCGTTTGTCTACTTTGACCGGAATATGCTTAGCGCCTTGGTGTCGGTTTTTCTTTGGATTGTCTTCGCGGCGTCCGGGCGTTGCCAAGAGAGCCGAGTCGTCGCCTTCACCGCCGAGGTCTCCACCGCCGAGATCTTCACCACCGAGGTCCAGCTCTCCTTCACCGCCTAGGTCACCTAAATCTCCCAGGTCGCCTTCACCTCCCAGGTCGCCCATACCGCCACCGGCAGCTTCCATGGCGCCTTCTTCGGCTAGTCCCTCAAGTTCCTGCTGGTACTTGCGGTCGTAGAACGTCTCTCTCTGGTTGCGGAGGAATTCAGTGTCGCTCATGCCGAGGATGTTTCTGGCAACCCAACGTTTGCTATACACGCCTTCGGGAACTCCGGTGGCTGTGTCGAACTTAGTTTTCATGTACTCAAGCTGCTGCAGTTCCGCCAGTCGTGACGGATTGTTGAGCGTAATCTTAAATGATAATAGATCTTGTCCGCGATAGCCCAAGGTATAGAGATGGACAATGGCCATCTTTTCTAACTCTGCTACTATCGAGCGCTGCAGTCTGGTGATTGTGCGGGCGAAGCGGATGTCCTTCTGGGCTAAAGTTGTTTTATCTTCTGTGCCGCCTTCTAGATTTGTCAGGTATGCTTGTGGGATTTTAATGGCGGCGAATAATTTGTCACGGAGATATTTAACGTCGTCAATATCATTAAGGCTCGATGCTCCCTGCAATGATTTAATGTCGGAGCCGACGCCGCCGCGCATTGGAATGAAGTAATCCTCTTCAAGAGAGAGGGGGTTATAACGCAAGTCAACGCGACCAGTGTTAGCATCGACCAGTTGGTTGCGCTTCATCTCAGTCTTGACTTTCTCCATGTACTGGGGTACATCCTGCGGAGGAATATTCCCAACATCAATCTGGAAGATGCGGCGTTCCGGGGCGCGGACGACTCGGTACGCAATCATCGCGTCCTCAAGCAAAACAAGCTGGCGCCAAATACGGCGTGCGGGGTCAAGGACCGAGGTACCATATGGAGAGTATCGGTCGTTACCCAGGATGCGGAAGTGGGCAACCTGCCAGTTCTCGAAGGTCAGTCCGGCGCCGTTCCACTGGTACTGAACGTAGTTTGGGTTCGACTCGTCTTGTCCTTCCAGTCTTTCGACCTCGTTATTGGGCATGCCGATTACAGATGTGATTCCCAGTTTCTCGTCGATGTCGAGGTAGAGGAAGAAGTCACCGTACTTACACATGGAGCGCGCCCAACCGAAACAGTTAAACTCAATGTTGAGAGCATCGTAAAAGAGCGACTCAAGAATGGTCTTAATCTCGTGGTTCATACAATCAATGTTAAGGAGGCGGTCGTACTCATTGGAGGTCGTCATTTCATCTGCATAGATATCAAGTGCTGATGCGATCTCCGGCATGTACTCCATCTGCTCAAAGTCGATGTAGCGTTCTGCACGGTTCTGGCTGCGGAATGCAGCCGACGTCATCATGTTGTAATTCTGGGAATAGTTGTTGTCTGAGCGCTTAAACTCCTGTCCGCTCATAGAACGGAATCGGAAGCGATACTTATCGAGATTGTTGCGTCGATCTTGTCGTGCTACCTGCGTGCGGTAGTTAACAATCGGGCCCGATAGGAGACGGGTTAATCTCTTAAATAAGGGTGACGCGGGATTGCGTGGGTTTTTCTCATTATTGTTAGCCATTTTTTAGCCCTTTATTAAACCAGAGTATTGTTCGTTGAACGAGAGTGCCTCACCAACCCTCTGGTTTTCCTTTGTAACTTTGTGCCCAGTCTGTCCCGGGATTGTTGTAGAGATACTAGTGGAGGCACAAGAAATGCCGCCAATGAAACTCTTGCTATATTCTATACTTTTTTGACTTTCGATAATCACAGTGTCTCTCACCCAACATCCAATAGCAAACGACATAACCAAATCATCGTTATAACTTCTCATCGCCTGCGGTCTTCCAGCATGCCAAATAAATGTCTTCATTTCGGATAACAGGCGATTAGAGTTGATAGTAATTAGTTTGTTTCTCATGAACTCTTCCATCTTGGCAACAATCAAAGGTCGAGTCTTAGAAGAAGTTGTAAATCCCGGGATTGCATTAGATTGCCATTGCGCGGTTACGGGATCGATATATTGGTGGTCTCCTTTAGTAGAATAGTATAAGTTAGGATACTCTTTATCTTGGAGTTTTTTAAGTACTGCGAAACCAATATTGTTGTTTTCTATCACAACCATAGGGTTGTTGTATTCGGATGCCACATTATATAAGATGTCAGCGAAGTCGTCTGGAGTTGGCTTTCCGATATATTCAGCCACTTGGCACATATCATCAAGTTGAATAATATGGAAAGCACTATTATCTTTGCCGTCGCCTCGCGCAACATCAGCTACGATTAAATATGATTTTTCTGGATTATGCTTCTCCCAGATCCAATAGTTCCTATCAAATCCTGTGCGATACTCCGGAGCAATTGATTTTTCAAGGTACCATTGTATGTCGTCTGGATGAATGACTGTCTCGCCTGAGACATTGAAGTTGCACTCAAGCTCTTGGGCGATCTGTCGCTTGGACATGTTCTTGGTTTCTTTTTCAAACCATTTCTTGTCGCGGGCGGGGTGTACGTCCCAAAACAGAGTAGTCATATGAAAGTCGTTGGTTCTGTTCTCAGCTTCAACACAGTTTTGGTGGAACCAGTTGCCAACACCATTTGGAGTTGAGAGAGCTATACATCGCCCACCAGTCGATAGTGTGGGGTACAGAGCGGTCCATAATTCATCTAAGCGCTCAACGTGGGCGGCCTCGTCGATGATCAATAGTGATAGCGCTTCAGAACGTCCGGCGTCGCCAGATGTGGATGAGCTTTTAATTTGGGATCCGTTGCCCAACTCGAAAGATGTGCGGTTATCGATAGTGATATCCGAGATCCTCATCCAATCAGGTAGGTTCTTGATTATCGCTTTAACTTTTTTAACTAGGTTAGTGGCTGTCTGGAGCTTTGTTGCTACAACCAGGATATTCTTATCGCGATGAAATAGCATTAGCCATGCTACATAGGCAGCTGTAATCGTGGATATGCCGAGCTGGCGCGCCTTGAGGATAATATTAAAGCGATAATCGTTAAAATCTACAAGAAGATCTTTTTGATAATCAAAAGCTTTAAATGGAATAAGCCCTCGTTGAGGGTGAGAAATACGACAATAGCTTGTAGTAAAATATACCGGGTCTTTGCCGGCCTTTACGATTTCTTTTAATATCTCTTTCTTAGTAAGAGCTGCCATAGTTAGATCTTCACATTAGAAGGCTTCTTGGCTTTGTCTCTCCCCATTGAAAGAAAATCACGAATTGCTGAATCGAGGCGCTCTTCGTCCGTGCCTCCATTAACCTCTACAGTGTCCGTCAATCCGCCGATACGATAGTCGCAATGCGCCTGTACGTCCGTGCGGTAGTTGGATATACGCTGAACCAGGATGTTGGAGTCACCCTCCTTCGTCAGTGTAAGAGAGTTGCCCGTGATAGCTTTGTATTCTTTCTTCAGGAACTTGACGATCTCCTGAATCTGGCCTTCGATGCTGCCTTCAAAACCGTTGTCTTGGACTTCTTTGATTCTTGTCTCTGCTTGGTACGTAACACGTAGAATAGGTCCATGGAACTGAACCCCAAAGCCATCCATTACGCGTCGGTCGTTAATATAATGACCGTCCTGGCGCTTGAGTCCAGCGTCGCGGGCTTTGCTGTCGGCTTGGAGTGACTCTTCGTGGGCGCCATCCCAGGCGCCATTGGCGGCGGCCTGATTAATTCCCTGAATGATTTCGTATACTGTTGCCATGTTATTCTTCCTCGTTAGGTCGCCAGCCGCTTGTCCATCTTTCTTCTCGTCCGTCGATATATTGTATATAACATCCGAAGCAAGCTTCAAATTTATTCATGTACAAATCATCGCGGCAACGAAAAGAATATTTGCTGCAAACAGGACAAGTCCTATTATGATCTCTAGTAAGTAGTTTTTTGTTTATTAAAAATCCGTCTTGTTCTACTTTGTCTTGGGATTCAGCCAGTTTGGCAAACTTACGTTGCTCCTCTTGTGACTGATTGATGTATTCCTTTTCCTTATCTTCGTTCCAAAAGCGCTTGGGATTGTTGATTGTAGTGTCCCCGTACTTCTGTGATATTGCCTGCTCAAGTTTGGCGATATATTCTTGTTTGTCGCTCACTGTGTGACGATCTCCGTTGATAGTGCAAAGATACCAAGCGACGCAAGGGTTCCAATTCCAAAGCCGAGGGCTACCATAAAGGGAGCAGTTCCTGGCTTGTTCTTCGTCACCAGATCATATAATCTATCATTCTCAGCAGTCTTGAGGATCATCATTGCCTCGTGCTTGTCTTTCCAAGATGTCAGCTCTGTATCTTTATATGAAAGTAAAAGTTCATATTTTTCCTGCTGGATCTTTAATTCGTATTCAACTCGGAGGGAACACTCGGCTTCGGCGAACGTCTTGTCTGTGAGGATTTTTGCAGCGGCGTCGAGTGATAGCAAGACCCCCTCAAATGGCACTGTATCTCCAGCCTCAACGGGGAGGACGGTGTAGTCTGGGAACGTTTCGCTCTCCTCAGAGTGGGCTATCACAGGGGTACTTAAAAATACTGCCAAATATATTGATAATAACTTCTTAACCATTTTCCATTCCAAACGCTTTAGCTAACTCTCTAGCAAGCTTCTCTGGGTCATTATAACTCTCATCGACGATTCTTTTAAGTTCTGCCTCTTTTTCTTTATCCATATCAATGCCGCGCTTTTTAAAATCCTCTTCTATTTCTGATCTTCGGCGCAGGTGCTCTTTCAGTCTCATATTCTTCTCTGCGATCTCTGTGTTGTGAATATGCGCTAGCGTTTCCATTTCTTGGTCGTGAGAGTCCCGCCGCGATTCCATGAGGTCCAGGAGTCCCGCAACATAGGCGCCATTGCGCGTGAGCGCATATAAAAGAAATGCTACAACGA